ATTTAATTCATATCTTGGTTTACTATTTTTTTTTTGTATTAAAAAAGTGTATAGACCGATTAACATTTTACATTTGTCTGTTATACTAATAACAGCAAATCGGTACTAATTAAGTATTCAAGTTTTTTAACTTGTTCTTTTTGGGATTTTGTTACGCATTAAAAAATTTATACTTCTATATTATGACAGCAACTTTACAGCGTCGTGCTAACACGACTGCATGGGGACGTTTTTGTTCATGGATCACTTCAACTGAGAACCGTTTATACATCGGTTGGTTCGGTGTATTAATGATCCCTACATTATTAACAGCTACTTCTGTATACATCGTAGCATTCATCGCAGCTCCTCCAGTGGATATTGATGGTATCCGTGAGCCAGTATCTGGATCACTTATGTACGGAAACAACATCATTTCTGGTGCTGTAGTCCCTTCTAGTAATGCAATAGGCCTTCACTTCTATCCAATTTGGGAAGCTGCAACTCTTGATGAGTGGCTTTACAACGGTGGCCCATACAAACTCGTTGTTTTCCACTTTTTGATTGGTATTTGCGGTTGGATGGGGCGCCAGTGGGAGCTCTCATATCGCTTGGGTATGCGCCCTTGGATTTGCGTTGCTTATTCCGCTCCTGTATCTGCTGCCTTTGCAGTTTTCCTTATCTATCCATTCGGACAAGGCTCACTTTCTGATGGTATGCCTCTCGGCATTTCGGGAACTTTTAACTTCATGTTTGTGTTCCAGGCTGAGCACAACATCCTGATGCATCCTTTCCATATGCTTGGTGTGGCAGGAATGTTTGGTGGAAGTTTGTTCTCTGCAATGCATGGATCATTGGTGACTTCTTCACTAATCCGTGAAACAACAGAAACTGAGTCATTGAACTATGGCTATAAGTTTGGACAGGAAGAAGAGACTTACAACATCGTGGCCGCTCATGGTTACTTTGGACGTTTGATCTTCCAATATGCTTCATTCAATAACTCTCGTTCACTCCACTTCTTCTTAGCATCGTGGCCTGTTATCTGTGTATGGTTAACCTCTATGGGTATCTGCACAATGGCGTTTAACCTTAATGGATTTAACTTTAACCAGTCAGTCGTAGACGCATCTGGTAAGGTTGTTCCTACTTGGGGTGACGTTCTTAACAGAGCAAACCTTGGTATGGAAGTTATGCACGAAAGAAATGCACACAACTTCCCACTTGACTTAGCATCTGCTGAGACATCTGAGGTTGCACTTGTTGCCCCTGCTGTAGGTTGACACCTAACAGACACTATGATATACTAAAGGGATCTTCGGATCCCTTTTTTTATGAGCAAAATTGATACACAGGGCATGGGTGCTCCTATGTCTGAAGAAGACCTTGCTAAATGGAAAGCATCTCCTGAGTATAAAGAGACGAAACATAAACCAGCAATCGTCAGACCTCGTAGATTATTTACAGAAACTTTTGCTAAGGAGATGAAGATCCTTATCAATGAAGTATTAGATGAGAGAGAATATAATAAGAGGATGGCAGGTGCATACGATAACATAAAAGAATTACCTCCATCATATTTTGACACTGAAAACTTTAAACATTATGTTGGAGAAGATGAACCACCTTATGAGGATTGGAGTCAACCATGAATGAACAAATGAAAAAGGAAATTCCTAATTGGGAGAAGGAATATCTTACCATGAATAATAAACTTACTGACAGAGAGAAAGAAATTCTTAAAGGAGATACTATTAAATCTCATGAAGGTATGTTGTTTGGTAGAATGTATGCCGATTGGAAACTACGCAAAGGATATAATAAAGATGTCTGATACAGAAATCATTCAAGGAAAAGTAAAGACAGTGTTCAGTACTGCTGACCCTGATCAGATTCTTATACAATATGAGGACAAAGTTACTGCTGGTAACGGTAGGCATGTAGATTTTCCTGAAGGTAAAGGAAGAGTCTGCATGGAAATTTCTGAGTTTCTTTTTAAAAAATTAGAAGAGGTAGGAATCAAAACACATTACATTAGTACAGTACCAAGAGCAATCATGTGCTGTAAGAAGGTAGAGATCATTCCAATAGAAGTTGTAGTTAGAAATGTTGCTGCTGGTTCTATCGTTAGAGAGACAACCATAGAACAAGGTACTAAGATGGACTATCCATTGGTTGAGTTTTATCTTAAGGATGATGAGAAGAATGATCCATTACTTACAGTAGATAGGATTAACTTGATGGGTTATGGTGCTGAGATACCATTACTAAGACATCATGCAAGAGAAATTAATGCTATACTAAATGGGATCTTTCGTAGGATAGGTCTCGTACTTGTTGATTTTAAATTGGAGTTTGGATACGATGCTGACAAAAATTTACTCGTTGCTGATGAACTATCACCTGATGGAATGCGGCTATGGAGAGAAGGTAAAAGTTATGATAAGGATTTGTTTAGGAAAGGAGAAGGAGATATAGTGGAGGTCTACAAATATATACTACAACAGCTACTTGATAAACCATAATGGCTAACGATTTATACGAAGACATGAGGATCCTAAATTCACTCTATGAGGAATTGATGTGGGATCATGACGATGAGTTGCAATTCACTATAGAAGGTGATAAGATAGTCATTACAAACCCTGAGATTATATACGATGCACGGTAACTTAGAACCAGAAGAACATGTATGGTCAGAGAAATTAAGAATAAAAATCTATACAACTCCTGGTTGTCACTACTGCACTCAAGCAAAGAAATTGTTTAAGAGAGCAGGTATTAATGATTGGGAAGAAGTTAACTGTGACTCTGTTGATAGAGTTCTTGTTGACTATCCTGATGCAAATGCTTTTCCTTGGATCATCATTGATGGTGAACCAAAGGGAGGTCTAGTAGAAGTTGCTAGACACTTCTTAGATATTGGATTAGTTAAGAGTAAAAAAAGTGAAAGAACTTAAAATAAATAGAGGTGTCGAACTCATGATGAGGAGGCCGAAACCGAAGGAACCAGAACCAGAACCATCTGGGTTACACATTAGTAAAACCTTTAACCTCCTTAAAAGAAAAGTCTACTTCAACTTTGAATTTAGATGGGAGAAGGAACAATAGTTTGGAGTTGAATCATGACACCAGAGATAATTTACTTCTCAGCCACAACATCTGTACTCTTAATATTAGTTGGAGGTATTGTTGGTTGGTTAACAAGACAAGCATACAGTGAGCACATATATGTTACCGCAGCACAAACAGATGCATTACATCCTGAAATGTATGACGATGAGGGATATAGAATCAACGATGAACTATTAAGAGTAAGATTTGTTGACCAAGATGACGAGGATGCGGAACTCGAATAAATAATAACTAAACATACTACATGACATGCAATTATTAATGAATGAAGTCTTACAGAAGGTAAGCAATGCGAAAACAAAAGCTCAGAAGATAAAACTTCTGCGTGAACTAAACTCTCCAGCATTGAGGTCAATTCTTATTGCTAATTTTGATGAGAGTGTGATTTCTATGCTCCCAGAAGGTGATGTTCCGTACAAACCAAACGATGCACCAGAGGAAACAGAGCACACGAAACTCATTCAAGAGTATCGTAAACTCTATCTGTTCTTTAAAGGTGGTGCTAACATAAGTCAAGCAAGAAGAGAGACTCTCTTTATTCAATTGCTTGAGGGACTGCACGCAAAAGAGGCAGAGGTTCTAACTCTTATTAAAGATAAGAAGATAGGCAAACGCTGGAAGATTACAAGACAGTGTGTTGAAGAAGCATTTCCTGAAATCTCTTGGGGTAATAGAAGTTGAAAATTATTCATGAAAAATGTGATCCTAAACTAGCACAGGATAAGAAACTACCTTACACTGCATACCTAATACAATATGAGGTGGAGGGTAAGGTAGAACATGATATTGCTATGGGTGATAGTCAAGTAGAATTATTTGACCATTACTATGATAACTATAAGAAAGGGTTTAAATGGTTGAAGCAGAGTGAAGGTAGACAGAAACCTAACATGTGGAATGATGCTCCTCCAGCACCTAAGAGAAAGAAAAGAAAGAAACCATCATCAGAGGAACAAAAGTAATGGATATCGATTCAGATCCAAG